AGTCTCTTCTAAAACCCATTCTTCCAGAAGAAGGTATTTCTATTGTTCCTGATGACTGTGCTTTATATTGACATTCTTTACCACAAAATTTTGTCTGTCTATTAACAGGTTTAACAAAGTCTTTGCCGCAATATTCACATGCTAAAGAAACAGTATCAGGTTTTATAGCATCTTGTGAGCATTTTATTGAGCAATACTTTTGATTGCTGTCAAAAGTCTTTTCAAATGATTTTTCACAATATTCACATTGATGATCTACTCTAGGCTTTTTGACTGCTAGAGCCTGACTTCTATTCATGCATACTCTTGTACAATATCTAGAGCCTTCTGCTTTTGAAGGCGGTTTATAATAAGTTATATTGCAGTGCTCACATACTAATTCTATTTTATTTACTTTTTTTGGCATATTGTTTTACCTCCTTAGGTAAATATGCCGAGTAAAAAAATTTTTAAAACCAGTAAGGCTTATTTTCTGATCTGTCCCATACTGCGATTTTTGTCTTTCCTTTTTTGTAATAGTTTCTGTAAGATTCTACAACATTATCTAGAATAAAATCTTCTGGAACATTATTTAAAAACTTAATAGGCTCATCATCTTCTTCACAGCAAGAAGGTATATTTTTTTCTAACCAGTTAATATGAAGCGCGCTTTTATGTTTCTTTTTATACCTCTTTTGAAATTCTATATCTAGGTTTTTTAAAAGCTCAACCACCCAAAGATAGTTTTTTTTGTTTGACGCAATCCATTTTATAATCGGTATTTCTAGGTGAGTCATTTTATAAGGCGGCCTTCTTGGGTGACCTACGTGATATTTATTTTCTAAGTAGTTTTGTGCAGATCTTTTTGTAATAAAATTACAATTCTCTTCAGGCTCTTCTATTAGCAAAGCTAGCCAGTGAACTGATGATAGCATTTGTACGCAAGTCAATATCTCTGACTTTGCATGAATATCACAGTGATATTCTGCAGCCTTTTTTGGATCTTCGTCTAAAACGTATACATTCATTATTACTCTATGTCTTTGTCGTAAGGCTCTACGAGTAGATTAAATTCACCGCCTTCGAAACAACGACCTAAATATTCCTCAAGCTGCATGAAGCTAGTACATACCTTTACACCGCTTCTTGCAAGCATTAGATTAAATTTTGCACCTTCAGGCAAACCAAAACAAAAATAAACAATAGGTTTTTTATGTGCGTAAGCATATCCTGCTTCCCAAATAGTTCCAATATCTTTGTCACGAGTATTAACTAAAAGAAAGTCTGCTGTTTCGATGTGATGCAAGTTTCCAGCAAATGTCTGGTCCTGAACTTCTTTAGGCGCATCAGGTGGACAAACAAAAATTCTACGAGGCGAAGCTAATTCAAACCTGTCTTGCCTTGAATCAAAAATTTTCTCTAGATAATCAAGCTCTTCAGCTTGAACAGGATTAAACCAACCACTTGCTAAATAAACTTTTACTTTTTTCATATTAATAAATTCTCCTTATTTTACTTGTTGCTATAATTCTTTGTTTTTCCGGTGTAAATATTTCTAAAAGATATATTCCGTCGAAAGTGTATTCTAATCCTACACAATAAAACGAAATCTTTTTGCAATCATCATAACAAAGTATAGGTTCTTTTAGTGATAAAGAATTTAGAAATATTTCACCTATACTAAGTTTTGAACAATTACTTATCTCAATTTCTTTTATTATAAAATTTTCATTAATTTTATAATCAAGACTTAAACTTTGTTTTGACATAATTAATATGTCCTACATCATCATTCCACATTTGAGTAAAGATTTTATCACCTTCTGTTTTCCTTCCGTTGATTTGCTCACGCTTGCATTGATAAATTGAGTCATTCTCATTAAACTCGAAAATATCGTTTTTAGTTACTGGGTGATAAAGGTTTGTACCGCGCGATGTATAAGTTCCATCAGGAAGCCTTACACGGAAAGTTTTAACATAGTGCATATCAGGCTTTGAGAAGTCTAGACAAGTTGCTACTTCTGGAATTTGATCAACAACAATACGAGCAATTTTAGTAGCCATAATATTGTCAACCTCAGGTTGAATTTGTACATCTTGACGTTGTTTAATAAAGCCGATTAAGTCCTTAAGATTAAACCTAGCTACATAAAATGTCTCCATACATTTAGGCAAAACAACACGCGCATCCATCATAGAAACGATTTTACTATCAACCATATCTGCATATAACTGTTTAGCTTGTTGTGTAATATCTTTAAACCTTTGGTAAAAGTCGTTTTCATCTTCGTCACAATTCTGAATTGATTCAGGAACAAGAATGTTGTCAAACCTTAGGTCACGGTCTCCTGTACACTGTGCTGCAAAAGAGCCTGCGCGATGTCTGATTAGGTGTGTTACTGTTTGCGTATCGATACCACTAATTTTAAAAGTAAAACCTAGACACTCCATTGGAGTTGGCAAAGCCCTAAAGTTTAAAACGTCTTGTAAGTTTTGTGAGCGATCTAGCTCGCTTGCTGTCTCAAAAGGGTCAGTGTCAGGAGAGTCTGCCCATGTAGCTTTTGTCATGTGCCAAGCAATTTTTTGTGCTTGCTCCCTTGTTGGACCATCAATTAGCTCGATCTTTAACGACTCTAAATTATTAATAAATTCTGTTTTTACCTCCTCGTCAAATTTCAAATCCATAGGTAGACTTACAGGTGTTAGTGAATTATTAATTGGCATAAATTATTTGTTTCCTTTTTCTTATAGTAATATTATATTTAATTTTTATTTTTTTTGCACATTATTGACAATCTTTTAAGATTAAACAATTAAAAATTTCATTAACAGATTTTTCATTGTATCTATCAAATGTAAAAATATTGTCGTGTCTTGCATTTTTATTGTATGATAAGTCTGGCATTATACATACAATTCCGTGAGATGCATATTCAATAGCGTGCTTTCCACTGTCGTCTATAGCGAATAAAACTTTGTTATTAATATAATAGTCTTGCTGCGAAAGCCATAAATATTTTTCTGGAGAAAATGCTAATGAATGATATTTTACGTTATTGTTTTTTAACCAAACATAAGTTTGAGTATGACATCGATGATTTTCAGAAGGTCTAGAAGTCAAAAGCTGAACATAATATCCTTTCTCGTATAAACTGTTAACAAAATTTATCATGTTATGTATAGGCAATATGTCTACTAACTTATTTTGTTTTATAAAATCGTGAAAAACAATTTCAGGACTATATCCTGCTTCTTTAACTTCTACAGAAGAATAATATGATTTGCTGTTGTCTGATATGTTAACGTTATATGTGTCTCTAAGCCACTGATTAAAGCATTTTCTAAACTCACAAAGAACATCGTCTATATCAACAACAACTACTTTTTTGCAGTTTGTCTTGCTATATTCTATTTCTTTATAAGACTCGTTTAACTGAATGTCTCTATAAATAAACGCATTGTTTATTTCTTCAGGACTGATTTCAAATAAATTCCAAGTTGCAAGAATATATCTAAAAACATCAATCGTGCTATAAAGAAGCTTTGTTTCGTCTGTTTTGATTTTGCTGCTATAATATTTAAAATTTGTACTATTAGCTAAACTAGAAACATCATTGTGCATGCTTAAACATATTGTTTTTAACATTTCTTGTTTTTCTTCGTCAGACATATTTTTTTCATTGTAAAAATTGTCTCCGAATTTTTTTTGCATATCTAATAGACTTTTTATATTTCCCATACTATTCCTGAATTAATTTTTTTATTTAGATTTTTTATTTGTTTGTCTGAAAATTTTAAATCTTCAGCATATAGTCTAAGTGAGTCTTCTAACTCTAGCTTCTTTAATTTTGATATTACAAATAACTTTTCCAAAGCAATATCTTCTTCTATAAAATCTTTATAAGCTTTTGAACTAATATTGACTTGCTGGACTGCTTTAAACCAAGCATGCCTTGTTTCTTTAGCTAGTTCTAATAAAAATTCAAGCTCAAACTTTTCTATATTTTCTATAGATACATCACCTTCATAGACAGTATGTATAGCACCGTCGTCATAGTATTCTTTATCTTCTAAGAAATAATATACAGAATCATTTATATAAGCGTTATAGTTTTTAGATTTTGTATTTATGCAAATATTAATCTCATAAGACAATGATGTTTTACTTAATAAGTCTGATTCAAAATCAAACGAAGACTCATCTGAAAATGAAACAGTTTTACTTTCATTAGAAATAGACTTGTAAATATCTGAGCTGTCTACATGAAAGTAAAAATATGGCTTTTCAAGCAAGCCACAATAAAGTATAAAATCACTTTTTATAACGTCCCACACTTCAAAAGAAGTATTAAACGATCTTTTATAACACAACCTTATGAGATCGCTTTTTTTCATTTTAATATCCTTGCTTTATTCTCCTTCTAATTATCTCATCTTTAGCAAGAAAGTTATCAAAAAACTCATCAGGTGTAATGCCACAAAGTATAATCAATGAAAAAAAGTAATTAAAAGAATCAACTATTTCTTCTAGGAAAGCGTCCTTGTCAATTTCTGGAACTTCTGTTTCCCTATGCGGTTTCCAGTTCTTAAGGTGTACTAGTGCTTCAAACATTTCTTCTACACCTTTAAGAAGTGTTTCACGTATAACTGTTTGTGATTGCTTTTCTGAAATGTTAAGCGGCCAATTAGGATAAGCGTCTTGATATTTTTCTTTTATCAAGTGCATAAATTCTTCTCTACGCGTAAAAATTTCTTGTAATCTATCAGACAATTTTAATACCTTTTAGTTTTGATTATGACTATCATCTTTAAGTAGTTCTTTTGATTCATCTAACATTTTCTTTATATTCTCTTCTAATAGTTTTTGCGATGCATCTGTTAAGTTAATCATTTGATTTTCATCACAATCAAGATCGATCATTCTAAAATGATCAATAATATCAGTTCCTGTTAACATAGCTACTTGAAGTAAATGTAAAAAAGTATAAATTGTCTGGTCAGTTAATTTCATTTGTTCTCCTTAAACAATAATTGGTCTCTTTTGTATTTTAAAGTTGAAAGTTGAATCATCGTGTCCTACTATTTTTATCATATGAACACCCTCAACTTTTTTTAATGTTCTTGCAACATATTCTGGATCATCACTTAACATTCCTTGTTTGACATAAGAAGGTATATACGAAACTTTTAGTTCTATTATTCTAGGCTCTTCTACGGAATTTAAAGGTTCAGATACAGGCTGTGTCTGTCTTACTGTAACTATTCCTGGCAAAGCTCTCATGTCTGTCATAATGTCAAGAACTGTAGGATCTTCAGGCTTGTCGATTGTTATCTTAGCCCTAATTGTCATGTTTTGTAAGTCTTTATGTCTTTCAAGAAGAATGTTTTTCATATTGGCAACCTCATCTATTGTTACCTATATTTATATTATATAAATATATTTTTAAATGTGCACACTAAATTGCAACATCTGCCTTTATCTTTCCTTCATGAAAATAGTTACTCAAGATAAAGTGATTAAATGTAATCTCGTCGATATCATTAAAATCTTTTACATAGAGTTCAGGCTTTGCTTCTTTTATGTTTTCTAGTCTAGACTTTTGTGTTTTTATTGCTTCGACATGGTTTTCATAAATATGCACATCTCCAAATACATGAATAAACTTTCCAGGCTTCTTGTTTACTGCTTTTGAAAGTATATAAAGCAACAACGAATAAGAAGCTAAGTTAAACGGTACACCTAAAAAGTAATCTCCTGATCTTTGATAGAGTTGAAGGTCTAAGTAATCTTCTCTAACATAGACTTGAAACATCATGTGACAAGGCGGCAATGCCATTTCTTTTATTTGATCAACATTCCATGCGTTTACTATATGCCTTCTTGAAGAAGGATCTTCTTTGATGCCTGAAATTAGTGACTTTATTTGATCATTTCCGCTCCAGTCACGCCACTGCTTTCCATAAACTGGTCCTAAATTACCATTTTCATCTGCCCAAGCATCCCATATTCTTACTTTGTTTTCTTTTAAGTATTTTATGTTTGTTTCTCCTTTGAGAAACCACACTAGTTCGTGAGCAACACCTGGCCACCATACTTGTTTTGTTTGCAAAAGTGGAAAGCTAGAAGAAACATCGTATTCTAGTTTTTCGCCAAACAAAGAATAAGTTCCTATACCAGTTCTCTCGTTGTTTCTGTACATGCCTTCTGACATTATTTTGTCTGCAAGACTAAAATATATTTGATCAGGATTCATTATTTAACCTTTTGTATCTTGAAAATTCTATAGTGTTATTTCCTTCTTTAATTGTATCACACTTTTCTTCTAGCCATTTGCTTTTATCAAACTCAAACATAAAAGTTACTTTATCATCTTCAGAGTAATTTACTTCTAAGTCAGAGAAAGTAGTTATATAAACGTAATCACAATATGAAATACACTCTTCGTAAATTGATTTGCCACCAATAAAGAATATTTTTTTAAAGCTTTTACTTCTGCAAATATCAATAGCTTGTTTTATAGATTTAGCAGTAATCACATTTTCTATTTCTGAAGATGTGACAATAACATTGAGACGTTTAGGAAGTTCTTTACCTATAGACTCATATGTTTTTCTTCCCATAATAACAGCATTTTCTTGCGTAATTCTTTTAAAGTAATTTAAATCTTTTTTTGAATACCAAGGAAGTTTATTATTTAAACCTATAATATTATTTTTAGAAGTCGCTACAATTAGACTTATTTCTTCTTGCATATTATTTCAGATCAATACTCGCTGTAATATCAATATGTAGCGTAGGAACTCTTACATGATCTACTAAACCATGATTTATAGCTTCTTCTGCCTCTAAGAACCAATCAGCTCTACCTTTTGAGTGTATAAGATCTGTAAAATAGTTTTTCTCTTTACCGCAATTTTCAGACATCATTTCAAATACTTTTTGTTGTAGTCTTTCTGTTTCTCTTACAGAAGACTTAAGATCTTCTATTTTGCCGTAAGATAAACTTGAAACATCATGAATCATGATTGTAGCATCTGGGTCCATATACCTATGACCTTTTGTTCCTAGCGATGCCAAAATTGCGCCACATGACATAGCTTTTCCTTGAATAATTGTAGCAACAGGCAATTCAGAATTTTTAATTGATGAAACCATAGACATTAATGCATAAACATCGCCACCATAAGAGTCTATCTGAATAGGTATGATACTTTGTCCGCTATTGTGACCTGCACACATAGCTGCTTGAAAATCTCTTGCAGCCTCCTCAGTAAACTCATTAACTGTAATAATAACAGGATCTTGTCTTAACTCTACGTCTTTTAAAATATTAGATATGTTTGTTTTATAATGCATTAATTTTTCCTTATAATATTTTGTTATTATATAATAATTTTGCTATTTGTACACAATTTTATAAACTTGCAAGATCTTCAAGTTTAATAGAGCCTATGTGCCTTTTAACTTCTTTGCCTTCACTATCAACCTTGACAAACGTAGGAACATTCATTACTTTAAAATGAACTGTTAAACTAACATTTTCTTCAATATCGACAATTTCGATATTGTTTTCTTTAATAAAATCTTCAGACATTTGCGACTTAATTGCTCTGCAAGGTCCACAAAATTTTCCACTAAAAAATAATATTTTACTCATTACTCATCTCCTTCTTTAAAATTTTCCCAACCCCAAGAATCACCACTCATTCCGTCTGCATTGTAGTCTGTAACTGTTCCTTCAAAGAAGTTTTTGAAGCTATCGCCATTAATAATCCAGTCTAACCAGTCTAAAGGATTGTTTTTAACGCCCCAGTTCGGTTTCAATCCTAGTTGTATCAAACGCCTGTCAGCAATATACCTGATGTACTGTTTGACTTCTTCTTTTTCTAATCCTTGTATGTTACCCATTTCATATGCAAGATCAATAACTTTATCTTCTAGGCCTACAGCAGTTCTATACATATCGTATATGTCTTTTTTAAATTTGTCATTAATAATTCTAGGGTTTTCTTTCAAGTATTCTCTAAATAGCTGTGTCATTCCTTGAACATGCATTGTCTCATCTCTAATGCTCCATTCAACAATTTCACACATGCCTTTCATTTTGCCAAAGCGCTGGTAGTTTAACAACATTACGAAAGCTGAAAATAAACTCATTCCTTCGTTACACGCAGATTGCGCAAGTGCAAGACCTAATCCTCTTTTTGTAGCGACATCGTTGTCTTGCATAAACTCTATTTTTGATTTGAGTTCTTCGTACTCTAGGAATGCACTATACTCTTCTTCAGGCAATCCTAGTGTATCGTTTAGAAGCGCGTAAGACCTTTGGTGTGTTCCTTCTCTGTTTGCAAAAGAAAGAAGCATAGACCTTATTTCGTTGTTTTTAAACTTTGGTATAAAAAGATCACAATAATTTCCGCCAACTTGAACGTCTGACTGCGTGAACAAACGAAGAATTTGTGTTATATGATTTTTTTCTTCTTTTGTTATTGTGTCGCTTTTCCATTGATTTACGTCTTCCTGCAACTTTGCTTCCCAGCTGCCCCAGTGTATCTTTTCGTGTGACTCTGCTATTTCCATTGCCCATGGGTAATTAAACGGTTTATAAGTTTCGCTATAGTTTGTTAGTGACATTTTTTTATCCTTGACAGCTTAAACATTCAGTATCTTCTTTGTAATCTTGCAACTTATCTGCTGCAACCTTTTCACTTACTTTTTCTGCACTTGCACCTGCATTTGTTCGCAAGTAGTACAAACCTTTCATTCCTTTTTTCCACGCTCTAATGTGAACACTATTGACAATAAATTTGTCAGTTCCTGCTGGAAAGAAAAGGTTGACGCTTTGTCCTTGACATACGAATTCTTGTCTTGCGCTAGCATGATCAACTATCCATCTTTGATCTAACTCAAATGCAGTCTTGAAAACCTGCTTGTCCCAATCACTCATATACTCAAGATGTTGTACTGATCCTTCGTTCAAGATGATTGACTTCCACTGATCATTTAACCATTCAGATTTTGTCTCTGCGGGACTTTCTATTTTTTCATAATAATCCAATAGGACTTTTTCTAAATGTGGATTCTTGACCAAATAAGAGCCTACTCTTGTTCTATGAGTGTAAGCGTTACTTTTCCAAGGCTCAATAGACGGAGATGTTCCTGCAATAATAGAAGAGTTAGCATTAGGTGCTATTGCTAGCAAGTGAGTGTTTCTTATTCCAAGGCCTTCAGCGTCAGGACAATCACCTCTTTCTTTTGAAAGCTTTTTAGTTTGTTCTACAGATCGTTCCTTTATCGTCTTGAAAATATTGTTGTTAACTGCTGTAGCTAACGCTGACTCAAAAGGAATTGAATTTTTTTGCAAATAAGAGTGAAATCCCATTGCACCTAAACCTATTGATCTCTCTTGTAAAGCAGAATAAATTGCTTTTGACATGCTTTGAGGCGCATTTTCAATAAAAAACTCAAGTACATTGTCGAGATATGTTATTAAGTCCTCTACAATGTTTGTATCTTTCCATTCGTCAAACTTCTCTATGTTTAGAGAACTTAAACAGCAGACAGCACTTCTCTCTTCAGACGTTGGAAGCATAATCTCATTGCATAAATTGCTTCCATGAATTACCAATCCTTTGTCTTTCATGTACTGAGGTAGCTTTTTATTTGCAGTATCAATAAAATTTACGTATGGTTCGCCTGTTCTAAATCTTGTAGTTAAGATTCTTTGCCACAAGCTTCTTGCGTCAAGCGTATCTTTTATTTTTTTTGTTTTAGGATCTATAAGATTCCACTCTTTACCTTCTATTACAGCTTGCATAAATTCGTCTGTTACATTAACAGCGTTATTTAAGTTAAAACATTTTCTGTTTGCATCTCCACCTGTTGGTAAACGCATATTTATAAACTCGACAATGTCAGGATGACTTATATCCATGTAAGCTGCGTAAGATCCTTTGCGAGTTTTTCCT